AAGATGAGCGAGAGTGGTCTTTTAAAGATGGAGGCTTAGAAAGATTATCAGAATTACGGAACGAAATAATTAGTGAGGCTGATATTGCAAATGAATTGAATAAATATAATGAATATAATTAAAAAATTATTATTAATATTATTATTAATATGTTATACAAGTTATGCAGAGGAACCAAACGAGGATCGAATATGTTTAGCTAAAAATATATATTTTGAAGCAGGGAACCAGCCTTTAGCTGGACGCTTGGCTGTAGCCCATGTTACTTTAAACAGGGTAATAGACCAGCAATTTCCTAATTCAATTTGTGAAGTAATTTACCAAGCAAGCTGGCATGAGAATTGGAAAGGGGATATGGTTCCGACACTAGGACAGTGCCAATTCAGTTGGTTCTGTGATGGTAAATCTGATGTACCTACGGATTCTAAAACATGGATAGAGTCTTTAGAAGTTGCATCTAAATTATTATTAATAAGACCCCTTGACATTACAGAGGGGGCTTTATGGTATCATGCTGATTATAGTAAACCATACTGGTCTGACTATTTAAAACGCACAGTTACTATAGAGAATCATTTATTTTATAAATAAAACAGTTGACAGCATTCGCTGGTCGTGCTATGCTGTTCTGGCTGACACAACCAGCATTTTTAATAGGCTATAAAGGAGGAATATTATGGCAATTATAGAAGGTACTGCATATTGGGCAAGTATTAAAACTCCCAATACAAAGTTTGAGCCTATGTATACAGTCAATTTGATTGTTGATCAGGAAACCGCAGATGATTTCGCATCTCGTGGACACAAAGTTAAACAAATGGATGAAGGCCCTGCCTTAATCATCAGGCGTAAAGTTAACGGGCCTAATGGCCGTGTTCGCCCTGCGCCTCGTTTGTTAGATGAAAGTAAACTTGATGTAACTACGGCTGTTGGTAATGGTTCTAAAATAAAAGTACAGTATAATGAATATGAGGGTGAGGGTAAGTTTGGACCTTATATTGGTTTAGATTTACAAGCTGTACAAATACTAGATTTAGTTCCTTACAAGAATGCAGACGGTTCTGAATTTTTTGAAGACGGTGAAGAGTTTTAAATGAAAGTTACAATTGAAAAAGACAAGGGTGGTATATCTAATTACGAAACAAATAATATTAGCGATGATACAAAAAGACTAACAGCTAATGCTATTATTCATAAGGTTGCTGCCCTTGATATTGTTACTGAGGCTTTAAACTTTGCCAGTCAAGCCCATCGAGCATCCTTAGACAAGTTACTTACTGATTGTAAAGAATCACAGGTAGCCAATGGAGAAGAAAAACAATAGTGATCTGATGGTAAACACTTTTTAACCAGTTTAAAAGGAGACTATAACTCGCTAGGCATTTCTACACTGATGAAGGTCTTGAACCAAGGTCATGTAGAAGTGCCTAGCATTTTTTTATTGGAGATTATATGCAAACTAAAAGTAAATTTATTAAACACAAATTGCCTTGTCCTAAATGTGGTGGGTCTGATCCTGTCTCAATGAATGATGATGGGTCTGCTTACTGTTTTAGTTGTACAAGTTTCTTTCAAAACTATGAGGATATTAACGAGGAAAAAATCGTGGAATTCAAACAGCCCAAGTTGGGTAATACTTTTTTAAATTCATACACAGGGACATTCAATGAACTAACAGATCGAGGTATATCAAAAAAGACTGCAACTAAATTTGGTGTTCGTAGTACTATTCACCACAATGCTATTACTAAACACATCTATCCATACTTTAATGGTACTGAAATAGTTAGTACTAAAACACGGACAGTAGATTCTAAAACTTTTAGATGGGACGGTACACTAGAAGGTACTGGCTTGTTTGGAGAACAGCTTTATTCTAAAGGCGCAAAGTATTTAACGATCACTGAAGGTGAGTGTGATGCAATGGCTGTAAGTGAATTATTCCAAGGTAAGTGGGCTGTTGTTTCATTGAAGCGTGGTGCTGCTGGAGCCGTTAAAGATATACGAGAAAGTATTGAATTTGTAGAATCATTTGAAAATGTAGTCTTATGTTTTGATAACGATAAAGCTGGCAGGAAAGCTGCCCGTGATGTAGCACGTATTTTAAAACCTAACAAAGTAAAGATCATGTCATGGCCCAACGGATATAAAGATGCTAACGATATGTTGCGTAATAAAAAGTTCCAAGATTTTACAAACGCATGGTGGCAAGCTAAAACTTATACACCATCAGGAATCTTAGAATTATCTAGTCGTAAAAAAGAATGGCTTCATCGAGAAGTTAAAGAAAGTATTTCCTTTCCTTGGGAGGGATTAAATAAAAAGCTGTATGGCTTACGTAAGGGTGAGCTTGTTACTCTAACAGGTGGAACAGGGCTTGGTAAGTCCAGTGTTGTTAGAGAACTGGAACACTGGCTCATAAAACAAACCAAGGATAACATAGGTATAGTAGCCCTTGAAGAAAACTGGCTACGAACTGCTGATGGAATTATATCCATTGAAGCTAACGATAGGATGTACCTTACAGAGAAACGGAGTTCTTATTCAGAAGAAGACTTGGAAAGTTTATTCGATAAAGTTATAGAGAAAGGTCGTGTCTTTATTCACGCTCATTTAGGAACGACAGACATGGATGAATTCTTTTCTAAGTTAAGATACATTATAGTAGGCTGTCAGTGTGAGTGGGTTGTGGTAGATCATTTACATATGCTGGTCAATGTATTAACTGAGAGTGATGAGAGGCGTGGTATTGATTCTCTTATGAATAAACTCCGTAGTTTAGTTGAAGAGACAGGCGTAGGTATGATATTAATATCCCACTTACGTAGGGCTGCTGGAGAAAAAGGACATGAAAAAGGTATCCAAGTATCTCTTAGTCACTTGAAAGGATCACAAGGTATTGCACAACTATCTGATTGCGTGATTGCCTTGGAACGAAATCAACAGGCAGCAGATATAGATGAGGCAAATACTACCAGAGTTCGGGTATTGAAATCTAGATATACTGGAGATACTGGATTGGCTTGTTCTTTGAAATACAATTCAGAAACTGGTAGGTTGTATGAAATTACTAATGAGGAGACATTTGATAATGAAGACGACATCCCCTTCTAAAGTTATATTTGATATTGAAACGGACGGATTAAATGCCACCAAAATATGGTGTATTGTTGCTAAAGAATTAGATGGTCCTATCCATAAATTTCCTCCTGATAAAATCGAGGAAGGAATAGAATTTTTGAAAGGAGCAGAAACTTTAATAGGTCACAACATCATTGGCTTTGATATTCCTGTGATTGAAAGACTATACCATTTAAAACTAAACAACAAGATTGAGGATACTCTTGTTATGTCTAGGCTATTTAATCCATCCCAAGAAAATGGACATAGTTTAAAAACGTGGGGTTATAGGGTTGGCTTTCCTAAAAAAGACCAGCCCGAAACATTTGAGACTTATGATTCCCGTATGTTAGAATACTGCGCACATGATGTAAGGCTTAATGAATTAGTTTACCAACAGTTGCAGACTGAAAGGGTTGGGTTTAGTGATACCTCAATTGATCTTGAACATGAGGTTACAGAAATTATAAATGAGCAGGAAAAAGCTGGCTTCTTGTTTGATGAACAACAGGCTATGATGTTCCTTGCTAAATTAAAAACTAGGATATCTGAAGTAGAACAAGAGGTGCAGGAAACATTTAAACCTCGTATGGTTGATGATAAATTAATAACTCCTTATGTTAAAAAAGACGGGACACTATCTAAACGAGGCTTAACAAAAGTAGAATACGAAAGTTTTAATGGCGTCCAACAAAAAGACTTTGAATTATTTGGAGGTAAAAATAAATATACATTTAAACCTTTTATGCGACAGAAGCTACAGCATTTTAATCTCGGTTCACGTAAACAGATCGGAGAATATTTAACTTCCTTTGGCTGGAAGCCTGAGAGGTTTACTCCTACAGGTCAGCCCATTGTCGATGAAGGTACTCTTAAAAAGATTAAACATATTCCAGAAGCAAATTTAATTGCAGAGTTTTTACTATTACAAAAACGAATTGCTCAACTATCCTCTTGGATAGATGAATTAAAAGATGATAGAGTACATGGTAGAATTATTTCCAACGGAACTATCACGGGTAGAATGACACATCGTAATCCTAATATGGCACAGGTTCCTAATATAGCCAGTCCATATGGGAAAGAATGCAGGGCTTGTTGGACTGTGCCGGAAGGATATAAGT